TCGCAGCAGCATCAGATCCATTGATTTGATACTCATCTTTGATTATCATTGGCTTGTTAGTGAAAGATTTGAATTCAGCTTGTACTGAACCACCTAAACCAGCTTTGCCTTTTTTGAAATCAGAACCATATACAAAGAATCTAATAACTAAACCTGTTGTACCAGACAATGAAGCGTGGTCAACAAAGTTATCATATCCGTAAGGTTTGATTGTACAAGTAGTACCACCATCATTTGCTTCTGTAATTTGTCCTTTAAGAACAACTACATTAGCAGACTGAGTAACTTGACATACTACAGTTTGTCCAACTCTTACAGACATTGTGATAGCATTTCCAGCCTCGTTATCAATATCTCTAGGAGCCGTTACAGCGCCTGTAGTTGGGTTAATAAGCGCTTTATACGCTAAATGTAATCTACCTTGCTCAGACCAAATTACTTGATCAGAAGACATAGGCATTTCTGCACCAACCATTCCTAAGAATCCGCTAATAGATCTGTCTCCATATCTTTCAACTTCAGCTTCGTAAAGGTCTGGCAGGTATTGTTGAGCCCATCCGCCACTGCGAATGTCAAGGTAATTTGCTGTTCCCAGAATTACCTTTTTTTGAGCAGGAGTAACTAATCCGTTACCTAACGTGCTCGAAGTAAAATTTACTTGTGCCATTTTTAATTAATTTTAAGTTTGTTAATAATTTTTAAGTTTAAATTTAAGCTTAGAACTATCGTCACCGCTAATTGCTTTTACTTTTATACCACCAAGGTCTACAGTACCATTATCTGTTTTTCTAGCATCCATGTTTATATTTTTGGCTTGACTAGTTAAATTTTTAATACCATCTGCTTTACCTTGCTCATAAAAATGATTAGCAATAGCGTCTGCGTTCTTACCTGCAAACAAAGTTTTGTGGTAATCTTTAGCATTTTTTAATTGATAGTTATCATCTATATAAGGTTTTAACCATGAACTAAATTCACTCTGATCACTTCTAACTGCTTGCATGTCTTTAACATTGTAGCGATATTTCTTGTCTCCAACTTGAAAATCAAAACCTTTGAAATTTTCGTTAAATACTTTATCAGTTTCGTTGTTAAATACTGTTTTAGCTTGTTGCTGTAGTTCTTTTGCCTGTTCCTGCTCTTTATTATACCTGTCGAAAAAATCAATAGCTTTTTGTTGTTGTGGAGGTAACTTAGAACCTAACTTAAGCTCTTCGTAATATTTCCCCTTCAAACCTTCTAAATGCTGTTTTGCTTCAGCGACAGCTTCCTTGTAAGCAAGCTTTTTGCGTTTCACGTCTTTTTCACCATCTTCATCTTCATCATAAGAAAAAGAATCTTCTATTAAAAAATCTAATTCTTCTTGATTTAAATGTGGTTTAGTTTTTTGATAGTACTCTTTTAATAAGGTACTATCTTCCAAACTAGAATAATCCGTATTGAGCTTGACGTAATCCTCAACCGTTCCACCAGTCTCATTCATAAACTCCACGAGTTTTTCAATATTTTCTGGTAGTTCCATTCCTGGAGTTTGTTCTTTTAATTCAGTTTCCTTGCTTACCTCTTCCTTTGCTTCTTTTGCAGGTTCAGGTTTTTCGTTTGTTACATCTTCAAGGATTACTTCTTCTTTTTCTTCTTTTTGCTTTTCTTCACTTTTTTCGTTGGAGCTGACTTCTTCCCGTATGCCATTTTCTTCGTTTTTAATGTTAGACAAATTTACTTTGTAATCACCATCTTCGTTTTTTGGTGTTTTAGGTTTTTCTTCTTTTTTAGGTTCCTCAACCTTCTCTACAGTTTGTTCAACTGTATCTTGTGTAGTTTCTTCAACTACGTTTTCATTTTTTTCTTCCATAATATAATATAATTAAATAATTGTTGTTATCTAGGATCAAACTGTTCTAAACCAAAACCGTCTAGGTTATCAAAACCTTTAGATTCAAAATTCTTAGGACCAGTATTTCCTTTTCTTTGTTCAATCAACTCGCTTTGTTGAGTTGCTTGCATTTTTGTTCTATCATCTTTACGATCTTCTTTTCCACTATCTTTATCTTTAATCACCTGCAACTCTTGTTGTTTTAACTGCATGTTTAGATTAAATTCAAATTCCATCAACTCTTTTTTAATAGCTGCTTCTCTTTCCATTTTTGAAACATCAAATTGGCTTTGAGCTTGTGCAACTTGTATTTTAGTTTGAGCAAGCGCCTGGTGCTTTTGCATGTCAGCAGCCGCGGCAGCCTCTGCTGATTTAGCATTAGACTGTGTTTGAGCCTCTATATTTTGAAGCTGTATAGATCTATCTTTTTCTTCTTTTTTACGTCTACGTATTTTTAAAAGCTGATTTGCTAGTTTTAAATTTTTAACTTCACGTATATCAATAGCGTCTTCTAAGTTTATTCTTTCTTTTTGAAGAGCCATTTGAATATTATTTTCTAATAAAGCTTTTTCTTCATCGTCAGGTTGTAACGTTAAGTGAATACCAAAATCGTGTAAGTGTAAATCACTAACTTCTGTTAAAGTAGCAACATTAAACTTACCTAGCGTGTTTAAAAATTGCTCCTTAGTATTAGAGTACTCTAAAACGTCTGATATTCTAAGAGAAATACATTCAGCTGTTTTAAGTGTTAAATATAAACCACCTTGTAGTATATGTCTTGTGGCTGTGTTTGAGTTAGCGGCAGCAAGTTTTTGAACACCAACTAGAGCGTTTTTATCAGGAAGAGCGCCATCTCTAGCTTCGTTTAAACCAGTCACATCACGAAGCATCTGCATGTAATAATTATAAGTTTGTATTAAACTAGCTATTTTTTGATTACCACCGCTAGATTTTAACTCTTGAATAGGTACTCTACCTTGATTATAATCACCATCTTGAGTCATTGACCTTCCTATCACAGAACCAGTTTGAAAGTACATATTCAAAGCTTCTTGTGGATTATAATTTGTTCCATTGCCTAAATCTATTTCAGCTATTCCATCAGCATCCATGTATACACCATCTGGTACAACTCTTGATAAAACTTGTTGTAATTTNAAATGAGTTAACTGAATCATATCTGCAAAANTTGTCATTCTACCTACTAAAGACTCAGGTCTACCTTGATAAATTCTAGGAGCAACAATTTGGTACGACATGTGACACTTAGTGAGATCTGCTTTAGGTCTAGACATGTTTTCAGCTAGCTTCCAGTCTAGCATTTTTTCAAACCCAACTATTTTAGTTCCACAATATATAACTTCTATCGATCTAGCTAGTTTCTTAAACCTTGATCTATCATCTTTTGGAGGATTAAACGTATCGTCTTTTTGCAAGGCTTTGTCGTTACCACTAGCGCCTTGTTTAACTTTATAGACTTGATTTTTATAAGTCTTGTACTCAAAGTTTAATATATGAACAAAGTTATCGCCTGTTTTTTGCGCTTTGTAAAAATCACTTGAAGCATTATTATTTTCTATTTCATTAATATCTTCGTCGGTTAAATCAGGAAATCTTTTCTTTAATTCAGATACAGACACTTTTTCAACCTCACCAACGTAGTATAAGTCGTCAAAATAAGGTGAATCCGTGTAGGAGTGAACTATATCAACAGGGTCTACGTATTTAATATTAATACCATCAGATATATTAAAAAAGTTTTTAACACAACCAACACCTAGTACTGTTATATCATAATCAACTCTTTTCTTTAAAAGATCATAATCATTAATAGCAAAAACATTAGCTATAGCTTCTTCAGAAGCTATTTCAATACTCTGCTTATAATCTAACTGCATGTGCAAAGAAAGCTCTTCATTTGTTTCAGGTAAAGCTCCTGATGGTATATTTGATTTAAATAAAGAAACTTTGTTAGTAGCTTCAACATGGTTATAAAAATCTTTATTACCCATATCTTCAACGATATCCTCTATGTATCTAGTTCTTTCAGCGGCAGCTACAGAGTCTTGAGAGTAAGCCTTAAGCTCATATGTTCTGTCTTGTATACCATTCACAACAATATCTACAAATTTAGGTATAATAGGTACTGGCTTCCAGTCTAAATTAAGATAAGATAAATCACCATTAATAGATAACTCATCTTTGTATTTTTGAACAGACTGTTCGCCTCTAGCGTATAATCTTAAATCGTTGTATCTTTTCTTAGAATGCAAATGTTTATTACCACCTCCATCTTTTTGAAACCACTCATGCTCTATAGATCTTGCAACTTGCAAGCCATATTCTAAACCTTCCTTCTCAACGTCTGAGACAGAGTGACTAGGAAAGCTAGATTTTTTTTGTGTAGTTATTGCCATTTATTTGTTTATTATTTTTGACGTTTCTCCTTTATTACTATACTTAGATAAACCAAAGGATATTTTTATACTTTTTTTATCAGCAACAGGTTTATACAAGTTTCTATTACAAGCCATTATAGCAAGCCCAGAACTAATCGTTGCATCAAATTTTGTTCTATTATTTATATCAAAGCCAGACCAATCTGCTAGTGTTCTGTTAAAATACATGTCACCATAAGTGTTGTCTTCTTTTAAACCTACGTATTTTTGTATGTAAGTTTCTATAGCCGCGGCGTGTGCTTGCCTTATATCTTCACTAGAATTAGGTATTCCACCTATTTCCTTTTCAGCTGTTGATAATTTATTCCAAATTTTATCAGGTCTATTCATACTAAAACCTCTGTAACCTCTTCTTTTAAAATAATATAGTAGTCTTGGTTTGTTGTTTTCACACAATAAAGGCATGCCATAAAAAACACAAGCCATTAAAACATCTTCAAAAAACATTTCTGCCGTCTGTGGTCTAGCTACATATTCTAAGAAAAACTGGTTTGGTGGAACATTTTCCATACTAAACTTAGTTAATCCATGTAAAGCTCCATTAGAACCCTTACCATCTACTGTTCCTGATATATCATAACTATCACATCCTAAAGCTCCAACATGCTCGTTTCCAGGATATTTTTTGCCATTGCGAGTGATTACGTTGTTTTGCATATTCCCATCTGGAATCCAGCTAACGTAAAACCTACCACTTGAATTAGGGTTAAAAACAACTCTAGTGTCTTTAATTCCATTAACCCACTGAAAACTACCCTGCGTAACTAAGTGTGACTTAGTAGTATCGTTTATATAATCTATTTGCTCGTATATTTTAACTAAATTAAATATACTATTTTTTGTCTCATCTCTAAAAGCATGATCTTCACTTCTAGGAAATTGTCTATAAAATTCATTTAAAGCGTCTTGATCGTTCTTTAAACCGTCAACTTCATTCTGCCAGTGATCTATTACACCTACATCTATTAACTCTCTGTCTGGTCCAAAGACATCATTGTTTGGATTATTAAATACTGGAAGTCCGTACTCATCAATAAACCCTTCGTAGTTCCACTCCATTGGGACAAAAAGAGAATATAATCCAGACTTTGTTTGTCCATTTGCATTTCGTTTTGTAACATCTGAGCTATCATATAATTTCTTAAAATTATCTCCTCCTTTGTCTAAAGCATTTGATGTTGAACCCATCATACACTTACCTATAATCCTAGCACCTAGTCTAAGGGTGGTTTTCGTAACACGCCAGTTGTTGAGGATGTTGTTCGGGCGTTCCCATTTCCCACTCTCATCGTGGACGAGGAGTTTGAGTTTCTCCCCATCGTAGGAGTTATCGCCGGTGTTCTTCCAATCGATCGTGGTGTCAAGACCCTGTAGGGCTTCGGGTTTGTCGGAACTGACAATACTCCGTCTTGTGAGCTTGGACGCGGGGACACGGAAGGCAAGCTCGGTCTTTGGACGGTCCATTCCGTCCTGGATAGGTTTGAAAAAG